TCCTGCTGGAACGTTTTGCGCGGCTTGATAGAAAGAGCCGTTTTGGTTCACAATGGAACCAGCTGGGTAGAAGTTGTCTGGATCCCACGCAGTGTCATTGACCATGGGCTTTTTCAATATGTCTTTGTATTCTTGTGCATTGACCAGCGGTGTGGCTTTGACACGCCAAAGGTGCGGGAGCCAAGTTTGACTAAATCCTTCGCTGGCATAAGCAGCGTCTTGAATCACATAATATTTGGGCAATGCTTCGGGTATGTTTTGATTCAGTGGATAGTAGTCTTTTAGTGTAGGAATCTCTAATACATCGCCGTTCATCAACTTGCGACCAAACTCGTCGATCATTTTGTTGTAGTGGAATGTAATAAACAGTGTGTCGTTGTTCAAAAACAGACCAAACTGACTCAAGTCAAAATCAATGTCTTGTGTTTGAAACACACCACGCATGACGTATACATCTTGATCGTAAATTCGATCACGGTTTTCCAACAAAAGCAAGTCTTGAATATTCAGCGGATTTTGATTTTCGTACACAGGTTGGGTAGCATCGGGATTTTGGTTAACTTCACCAGTTTGTGGACCCATGTATTTGTGTACGTAGATGTCTACACCGCCAACAGTGTACATTTCTTTGATTGTGCGATCAATGAACTGGTAGTCTCGTGTGCGATTTGGGCGGTATAAACTTAAACGGGGCATGGTAATACTATTTAGTTAGCGGTTGACCCGAAATCCTACAAGTGCTATAATACAGCAATGAAAATAGTCAAGTTAAACCGCAGATTCAAGATGTTCCGAGAGCACGGGCATGTCGTGGCCCTACGGTTCAACGGCTGGAGCAAGCGGATAGCGCCTTACGAAAAAGTATGTCGTGAGCGTTTAGGCAGTGAATACAAAAACTTCAGCTGGTCCGGGCATTTTGGAACTCGCTCAGGCCGCACTGATGTGCGCCCATATTGGATTACGTTCCGCAACGAAGCAGATCTTACTTTAGTACTACTTTCTGCTGACTTGACCAAATAATCTGGTTGTGTTATAATAACTACTTAAAAGGAGCCTGTATGAAAGTTTCTCTCAAGCCGCTGAACCCCCGTAGCCCTGATACCAAATATGTAGGCGACGAACCGCTGTGGCGAATCCAACCCACAGAGGACCGTTTCACAGCACTGAGCCGAGCATTCAACTGGTACAACTACTTCTACGGCAAGAAAGAAGCTAAAGACTTTGTTGCAGTGTATTTGGATGCAAACAACCGCACTAAAGACGCAAAAAAGATTCGCAGTTTGAGCGACAGCCAAATGCGTTTGACCACTGGTTGGTTGTGTCGAATGAGCCTCATGGGCCTGCAACTCAGCGAGCACGAGCAGATCAAGCTGGATAACCTTATTTCTGAACTGCTGGCTCTCAAAGAAGAAGCTCGAGTAGAAGCAGCACCTGCAGAAGACGCAGTGCCCAAAATCACTATTCAAGACCGTTTGCGTGAAAAAGTCAGCGAATGTCTGGGCGAACTTGATGGCTTGTTTGACGAGTTTATTGCTGCTGGTGCCAAGCTCAATGCTGACTACAAACCGGTGAGCCTGATGCGTAGCATGAACATTGCTCCGCAAATGGTCAGTCAGATTCGGGACACCTGGACTCGCAAAATGGCTGAGTTTGAGGCAGCAGTGGAAGGCAAAGATGCTGACCTGGTGAAAGCATACGATTACATGACCAAAACTCAACTCAAGAACTGTGTAAAGTTCTGTGAGCTTGTGATTGCAGACTGCGGCTCTTACGTTCAAATCAAGAAAGTGGAACGCAAGCCTCGCAAGGTCAAGGCAGTTAGTCCAGAAAAGAAAGCCGCAAAGTTTAAGATCTGTGCAGAGTTTGCAGAGCTCAAACTCAAGAGCTTGCCGGCTGCAAGTCTGGTAGACAAGGCAGAAGCTTGGCTGTATGACACCAAAAAGCGCAAACTGATCCACGTTGTTGCTGACGAGTATGCTAAGGTGTTTACCATCAAGAACAATGCTATTGTGGGATTCAATCCCACTGAGACTGTGCAAAAAACTGTGCGCAAGCCAGCAGAAACGCTGAAAGCACTCAGTGCCGCAGGCAAGCCCAGCGCCCGCAAGCTGTTCAAAGAGCTCACTACTACAGAGACTCAGTTCAACGGTCGTGGCACTGAGAACATTGTGATCCTCAAGAGCTGGTAAATAATGGGGACGGAGTTCCCCATGGCAGAACAGCAACAAAACAGTCTTGACGTACTAAAACAAAACCTTAACGATTATGTAAGGCTCCAACTCGGTGGCGATATTGTAGACATCGAGTTGGATCCTGCGCACTACGAAACCGCGTATCAAAAAACCATTGGCACTTATCGTCAACGTGCTCAAAACGCCTATGAAGAAAGCTACAGCTTCATGGAGTTGGTACGTGACGTAAACATTTATCAGCTACCACAAGAAGTTGTTACTGTAAGACAAATATTCCGAAGAACTTTCGGTGATTCCACTGGACCATTTGCGTCAAACTTTGACCCATTTGCACAAGCATCGCTGAACGTGTATCTCATGAACTTCAACGTAAGTGGCGGCCTTGCTACCTACGATTTTTACAGCCAATATGTTGAGCTTGCTGGACGTATGTTTGGCGCTTACATGAACTATACCTTTAACCCTGTGACCAAAAAACTACAGCTGGTGCGCGATCCCAAAGGCACCGGCGACAACGTTCTGCTGTGGACCTACAACCTCAAACCCGAAATCAACTTGCTGAGTGACTTCCAAATCAGTCAGTGGATCCGTGACTACATGGTAGCCAACTGCAAAATGATCATTGGTGAAGCTCGTGAAAAGTTTGGAACCATTGCTGGACCACAAGGTGGCGGAACTCTAAACGGTGCGGCTATGAAATCTGAGGCTAAAGAAGCCATGACAGCCCTGGAAGATCAGCTCAAGAACTACATGGATGGATCGCAACCTTTAACTTGGGTCATTGGCTAATTGACACAGCGATTTAATTCTGCTATAATGTGTTATGGCAGACTTAATGATCGATTTGGAAGGACTTGCAACTGGTCCTGATACTTGCATACTCACTATAGCAGCTCAGAGCTTTGACCCTTTCGGTCAAGGGTATTACGAGCAGTCTTACTATGCCCGGGTGACACTCGAAAGTCAACCTGATAGAGCCATTGATCAAGGCACTATAGACTGGTGGGCAACTCAGCCTGCAATAATCCGGGACGAAGCATTTGCAGAAGATAATCGTATTCCACTGGATCAGGCACTAGATGAGTTAGGCCGGCTGATTTGGCACTCCAACAGAATCTGGGCCCAAGGCCCTACATACGATATGAATATTTTAGAGCATGCCTACAAAAGCTACAAAAAGCCTTTGCCCTGGAAATACTACATGGTGCGTGATAGTCGTACAGTGTTCTCACTGTGGCCCGACCAGCCTATCCCGCCTACTAGTCACCATGCGCTAGAAGACTGTCGCCGACAAATTGGTATGCTACAAAACACACTCAAACACTTTAACATAACTGCACTCAAATGAACTCCTTACCTAAACTCCTCGTCATTGGCAACGCCCGCCACGGTAAAGACACTGTATGTGATATTCTGCGTGATGAATTTGGTTACAGTTTCCGCTCTAGCTCAGATTTCTGTGCTGAAAAGTTTATCTACGCTGCCCTCAAAGACAAGTATGGCTACACAAGCTATGAGCAGTGTTTCGAAGATCGCCACAATCATAGAGCAGAATGGTACGATATGATCCATGCGTATTGTAAAGATGACTATGCTAGATTAGGCAGAGAAATTTTTGCCGAAAACGATATCTACTGCGGGCTTAGAAACAAAAGCGAATTCCACGCTATGAAAAACACCAATGTGTTTGAGTATGCTATTTGGGTTGATCGTAGCGATCACTTGCCCCAAGAGGACAAGTCTAGCATGAGCTTGGAAATCTGGATGGCAGATTATGTGATTGACAACAACGGTACACTGGAAGATCTAAAACGCAATACTCGCGAACTGGTTATGCGTCTGGTTGCAGATCACCGGGACGCCATACAGAATCGGATTTCGCTAGGTCGACTTCGCAGTTTCGGCACACAGTTTTGAGATTCTTTTGTGCTGTATTGTTGAGATCCCCATCAACATGATATACTAGAGTTTGCGCAGAGTAGCGGGCCTTAAACC